ATATTCTTAGCAGGATTCGGGATTGGCAGATATGTGCAAGTCTCGACGGCACAGGTGCAATTGGAGAATATATTAGAACAGGTCTTGAGTATGATCGCTGGCTTGACAATCTTGGTAAAGCACTTGCGGTCCGACGTCACCGACGTCAAGTACGAATTGACTTTACGCTCACTCTGCCCGGAATGTTCGAAGTTACACGCATTAGACAACTTGCACAAGCATACGGAGTCGACGTTCTTGCGAAAGTAATATTCTCATTCTCGCCAGACATTGTGATGAGTCCTTTGGCTTTACCTAGATCGTTGTTGGACCCTTGGATTGATGAACTTGTGCCCCAAGTGGATGGTGCATTGCGTGACATACTTGTTCAGTTAAAAACTCGAGCTACATTTGAAGAACAATGGCCTGATCAATATGCAAAAGGTCTTGCAAAAGGCCGAGCTCGTGTGTTACAATTAGAAAGCATACGCACACAGAAGATCACAATGGCAGAGATACTGGCCACTCGTCCCGCAGTGCTAGAATGGTGGAACAACATTGCTTGATAGAATTGAAATAGACCTGCGTGGTGCAGACAATCTTACACTGTACATTGATGTCACGGACAACAGTCTCAGTCGCAAATGGCTCTCAGCGCTGAACAACATTATACGCAACAATTTGCATTTAGAAAAAAACTACTGCTGGTTGGGTTGGACTGAAAGTGAACGTGACGCTGAACACGTGATTGACCAAATCAACTACAGCATTGAATCTATCAATGCAGCCAAATTAGGTTACACGATAGACGATCGTTTCACAGTGACAGGCACCATACAAGACAACTTGGATGTTGATCATGATCGCATGAATCAACTGCATCGATATTTTGAAGATTTACAAGGGCATTCGGGTTACATGAGCCTGTATTGGCAGCAAGCTGATGCTGCCACACGTTGGCACATACGTCAATTAAATTTGTTGTGTCATGAATACGAAAGTCTTGTGCTCAGCATGCGCAAGGTCATGCAAGCACCCGAATGGCGCAGACCCAGCCAACTGATGTGTTGGCTCAATGCGGCACGTTTTGAATTGGACGCAGAAGATTACAAACTGTTTGGAGTAGATACACTCAATCGTCAAATGGGCGGAGTGTATGTGGGAGTGAACAAAGCAGTAGGCAAAGCACACTGGGAAGTATTCAATGATGAAGGACGCAGTGTGGATGAACTAACAACTACTGCTCTACGCAGTCAAACTGAAGCCGCTGGAGACTTTGACATTGAATGGGCAAGAGACCCCGGTGCATATCACTGGCAAATAAAGAAAATCGCCGAATTTAGAACATGGTTGACCACCAATGGGTTTGATCCTGAGGACCGTAGTCTCACAATTGGCCATCCACAGGTGGCACAGGTCAATTTAACAAAAACATTTGGTACACTGGATTACAATCAAATTTGGCAACAACTTTCTGCTCACTTAGATGTGCATAAAATTCGCACAAGTGATGCTGAAGCTACATATGAATATCACTGGAGTGATCCAGATTATGCTGAACAACAAATAAGGAGATTAGGATGAAATGGATACGCAGACTTTGGGCAAGAATCACTTTAGAAATCCGTTATCGTAAGAAGCTGAAAGAACTTCGCAAACGTGATCCGTTTATCTACAAATGAATATACTAGGTATCAGTGCCGGCTATCATGATGCCGCAGTGTCAGTGGTCAACAGTAAAGGCGACATCTTGTTTGCTGGACACAGTGAACGCTACAGTAAACACAAGAATGATGCTAACATTCATCAAGACTTAATATGGGACGTCGTCCCATTATGGGATGCCTGTGCCACAGGTGGTATTGATCATGTGGCCTATTACGAAACACCTTGGAAAAAACAACTACGACAGTTGTACAGTGGTCAAGGCATAGAGTGGAACAAGCTAACCACAAAACAAATCCTAAAGCAACAACTCAAAGGATTTTTCCCAAGTGCATCACACAGTTGCCACGGCCATCATCTGACACATGTTGCCAGCGGATTTCAAACCTCACCATTTGATCGTGCCACAGTTGTGGTAATAGATGCCATTGGCGAGTGGGATACAATCACAATCTGGGGAGCAGAATATGACAAGTCAGGACGAGCAAGATATAAAAGACTGTGGGGACAACAGTATCCGCACAGCCTGGGGCTGTTTTATAGTGCAATTACTAAGCGTGTGGGCCTACACCCATTAGACGAAGAATACATCACCATGGGTATGGCAGCATACGGCGATGATCATTATCATGATCTCATGGAAGCAGTGCTGATCAGTGATGCTGGCACCGTTGAGTTTAAACAAAACTTACACGCCGGAGTCGATGACACATTCATGGGCGGCCTGGATCACGTAGACATTGCTGCTGCTGCTCAACGATTGTTACAACGCTTGATAGGCAATGTCATGCGGCGAGCCAGAGATTTCAAATGGTCAACAAATCTTGTGTACCAAGGTGGTGTTGCACTCAATTGTTTGGCCAATACACGACTAGGGAGATTTTTTGATGATATTTGGATTATGCCCTGCCCCGGCGATGCTGGGTCAAGCCTTGGGGCGGCTGCTCTTGCGTATGGTAAAAGACTGCATTGGAATAATGCGTACCTTGGTCATAATATCCCTGGCACTTATCCTGTTGACGATATTGTCCACAGTTTACTTCACGATCGTATTGTTGGGGTGGCTAGTGGGCGTGCCGAATTTGGGCCTAGAGCTTTGGGAAATCGGAGCCTACTCGCGGACCCAAGGGGAACAAAAATAAAAAGTCAAGTAAATGCAATCAAACGCAGACAACAATTTAGACCATTTGCACCTGTCATCTTGGCCGAATATGCTGATGCATATTTTAACATGCCATCTGGTTGGCATACTCACAGTTATATGCAGTCAGTCGCTCACTGCTGTAGGCCTGACCTTTATCCTGCTATATGTCACGTTGATGGTACCAGCAGAGTACAAACTGTGACCAAAGATGGATCTGGAATAAGACAGTTGTTGGAAGCCTGGTATGCCGAAACCGGGTGTCCTATGTTGTTGAACACCAGCCTCAACATACGCGGTGAACCCATGGTCAATGATCGTGCAGATGCTGATCGTTTTGAGATGTTGTACGGAGTCACAGTATATTCATGATTAAATCTACAAAGACTCGATATTGCAATGAATTTTGGTACCACAGCAATGATCTAATGATTGGGGCCAGCATTGAACATTACGGAGAGTACAGTCAGTGCGAAATTGATTTTATCCTGAGTTTTTTAACCAATAATTCTGTGGTGTATGATGTGGGAGCCAACATAGGATACCATACCACAGCATTTGCCACACAAGCCAAACGTGTGTATGCGTTCGAACCTCATCCTGGTAACTATGCATTGTTGGAAAAAAACACTGAGGAATTTGGCAATGTGTTTTTAGGGCAGTATGCAGTGAGCAACCGCAGGACAACTTGTTACATGTCAGATTATGACCCAGACCAGATCAGCAATTTTGGTGCAGTCAGTGTTGTTGACCACACCACAGGAATTCCGGTCACTGCCATTGATTTAGATACTGCTGGGTTGGACCTACCAGACTTTATCAAGATTGATGCGGAAGGACACGAATTACAAGTGCTACGAGGTTGCAAACAAATTATACAACAACATTGCCCTGTGATCTACTACGAGGCACATGAATCACATGACCTTAAAGAGATATACTTGTTGTTGAGCAAAGATAGATATATATTTTATTGGGCTCAAGTCAACAATTATAATCCTGCAAATTTTGCCGGCAACACTGATAATATTTTTGGTAGTAGTGGATTGATGAGTATCTTGGCTTGGCCTAGAAATCTAGGAGAACTGCCATTGACCCCTGTGCTGGGACCCGACGATACTGCTGGTAGATTTTATAGGGACGGACATCCTTAGAGATAAGTTTCTAAGCCACCACGTCTACGGATGTCTTGTGTGCAACAACTGATACCACCGTCCCAGAAGTAACTGTGACGCAGTTCGCTAATGATAGGTTCTATCCGGTGCCGGCGGCAATAGTCAAACACTTCTCGGTTGTATGCACTGAATATAACATGTGACTCATCCAGCACAAGACAGTTGACATCAAACACAGTTTCGGCCACAAAGCCAGTCCACTTGGTCAGGTAAGTGTTCACAAACTCTGTGAACTCTGCTGTGGGTGTTTGCCCTTGCACATACCAAGCACCTGGTGATTGTTCGTACTTGAACTTGCCAACTTCCATGGCAGCCCAGATGCTGCTATCCCAAATCTTGCAAACGTCCCATCCAGGAAAGTCTGCTGTTAAGTTTAAATTCACATCGTGTTTGCTACTCAACAACACACCCGGTTTTAATATAGCAAACACAGCATCACCGTGACCGTCTGTGATGGCTTCGTGTATGCGATACTCTGGTCCCAGCACATTGTCCACTATCCAGCGTGTTTGATCGGGACGCAAGAAGTCTGAGTTGTCAAAAAACACATCACGACCCACACGCACAATGCATGACGCTGACGCTTGATTGAGAATACAATTCTCATCCCAGCCTGTGGGCCCGTGTGGACTGATCACTGTACCACCGGCCTGTTTATATTCTTTGCACAACCCGTCTAGTTCTTGCATGGCCAACACACGCAACAGTCGATCGCCCAGTGTGATTTGCCAGTCTCTTGGGGTAAGTGGCGGCAGTGGCGCACCTTGACCTTGCATCTGTCCTTGTTGAAAGTGGTGTTTGTTGGGCAAGTCGGGCCTACGAACCCTTGCTCCGTAGGTCTCAATGGTCTTTTGCAAGTTGCCTAAGTCTTCTTCTGTTTCAGAGAGAATTTGTTGTAGCTGGTTCCGTACTTGTGCATTTTCAATAAAATCAAAATAGTCGGGAGTGTACGCCCGGCCAACAATGACTTCTTCTAAGGGTTGCCAGCTGGTGTATGAGTTAATGGGATTCATTGATGTCCTTGATCAACCTATTTAAACAATCGGTTTTGATGGTTTGAAATAATTGCTGATTGTATTCTATGTCTGCTTTGGACTGTTCAAACAGTTGGGGCAACTCCCGTTGAGCAAAGTAAATGGACCTGGTCAACGCCATCCAACGTTGTGTGTGATCAGGCTCCAAATCATAACTGTTGTCCAGCACTGAATCAAACACTCGATATCCTAAATCACGCAACACTTGCAAACTGCCTGCCGGACCTGCTACGAAAAACATCTGCCCGTGCTTGATGGGTTTGAATGTTTTTTCAGTGAGGAATGCGCCACCACTTTGGTCAGCATCAAAGTGTGTTTCCATCACAATGTTGCAATAACTGTTGACATGATATTTGGGTACAAGTGTGCTGTGATCATTGCGTTGGTCAAAATCTAGTTCATCGCTGATGTACGGTGCCAAACGTAAAAACTCTTCAGTGGCAGTACGCAGTCCAGCAATGGCGTCAATTTCAATTGGACATTCTGCATCGTCAAACACACCCGACTCACAATAACTCCAGTATGAGTTATCCAGCAAATTAAGACTTTTTAAATCTGCCATGGCCAAGGCACGCCACGATTTGTGTAATCTGTTGAGCACAGTGAAGTCACGTTCTCTTGGGCGGGTATATATCTTTAATGCAGGGCTTGCTCGGTTGCGTTGATAGTACCAAAGTTCAAAGTCTGTAAAGTACACAAAGTTTTTTAACTGTTTGGCCGCAGTATTTGCACTAACAAACCGATAGCAGTTGTTTTTCAAATTATGTTTGATGCATAATTCGTCTAGTCTGGTTTTGATATGGAAAGGATTATCACCTTCGTGATAGTAAAACAGCACACGCACATGATCAAAGAACAACCCGGTACGTATGCGCTCGGGCATCAGTTCAAAATAATCAATACCAAAGTTAAAAAACCCCAAGCCCACAGGATAAAATGCATCAGACGGCCATTCAGAATTAATATCCGTGATGTTTAATTTGACGCCGTGATGGTCACAATATTCTTGCAGTCGCAAAGGAATAGTGTTGGGCCAATGTTGACCAAACTCTCGCCATGCCTGTGTGTAAGGCTGCGCCAGGTGTTGGGCCAGGGCAGGATATATTCTACCCTTGACTGTTCTATCGACTATCAAATTCAAGCTCATTCAACATGTCCTTTAGTTCTTGCCACAGCACTGTTTCAAATCCACCGTTATAAAAATGATTCCAGTTGTGTTCGACAATCTCCCATGCACTTTCAAATAGATCTTGGCGATGTTCTTCTAATCCGTCCAACAGATTTAATACTTGTGCAATCTTTTCTATGCGTTTTGTATCGTCCGGTTCATCATCATAACTTTCATCCCACAAGTCACCAAATGTTCGAAATCCATAACTACGCAAATATCTCAAACTGCCTTGGGTACCTACTATTACAAAAGGCATGCCCATGGCAATTGGCTTGAATGTTTTTTCGGTTAGATGATGCCTGCGTCCTGTGGCCACGGTTTCGGTAACCAAGTACAACAAACTCTCAGCTGACTGGTCAAACAAATCCAACCAGCACGATCTCATAGGATGATCAGTTTCTCCTGCAAAGTTCATTGGCAACGATTGTTGATCAAACACTGTTTCGATGTCAGGATACTTGTTCTTAAGAGGTTGTATGGCATCCATTATAGCAATGTTTTCTGCAGGGCATACATTGGGACAGGATATGTGATTGTCAGTCATGTCCAGTCGGAATATCCAATACAGCATTTCTAATCTATGCTGTCTTTCTCCTGCTACAATGCGGTTGGGTGCTAAGAATGTCTTGGTGATTTTTCTTTGTTGCCATGGCTGTATCAAAAAAGTTTTGTCATATCCGCGGTACCAATCCAGTGCGGCCCAACCATGGAAGAAAT